AGGTCGGCGACGTGCTCTGGCTGCGCGAGCTGATCGAATTGCGTGCGACGAGCTTCGCCGCGCAACTGGCCGAGCTCGACCGCGTGATGCGGCAATACCGCGTCATCCGCGCCGCGCTGGACCAGACGGGGCTGGGCGAGATGCCGGTGCAGGAAGCGCAGCGGCGGCACGGCGCCTATCGCGTCGAGGGGGTGCTTTTCAGCCAGGCGCGCAAGCTCGACATGGCCACCGCCTTGAAGGAGGCGATGGAGGATCGGCGGCTGAGGCTACCAGCAGGCCATGCAGCGCTGCGCGCCGATCTGCACAGCGTGCAGCGCGTGGCCGGCCCCACCGGCGCGCCGCGCCTGGTGGCCGAGCGCAGCGAGCAAGGCCACGCCGACCGCTTCTGGGCGCTGGCGCTGGCGGTCTCGGCCAGCCTCGATGCCGCCCCGGCCTACGACGGCTTCGTGCCGCTGCCGCGCCGTCCAGCCAAACCGGACTTCGATGACGCGCCCCTTGGCAGCGGGCGCGGGGAGGTATTCGCATGACCGAGACCATCCGGCCCGCGGCCCTGCGCGAGCCGCAGACCGCGCGCGTGGCCCGCTACGCCCGGCCCTGGCACGAGTCGGCCCTCTCGGGCCTCAAACCCGCCACCGTGGCCGCCATGCTGCGCGAGGCCGACGCCGGCGACCTTTCCGCCCAGGCGCGGCTCTTTGCCGACATGCAAGACCGCGACGCCATGATCGCCGCCGCCATGCAGCAGCGCGCGCTGGCCATCGCGCGGCTGCCGCGCAAGATCGAGCCGCCGAAGGACGCCTCGACGGCAGAAAAGCGCGCCGCCGAGGCCATCGCCGGGTGGCTCGACGGCATGAGCGATGCCATCGAGGACGCCATCGTGGCGCTGATGGACGCCGTGGGGCATGGGTTTTCCGCCACCGAGATCGTGTGGGACAGGGGCGACGGCCTGTGGCTGCCGCAGCTGCACGCCCGGCCGCACGACTGGTTCGCCATCTCCGAGGATCGCCGCAGCATCGAGCTCGCCACCGACGCCGGCTCCGAGCCACTGCGCCCCTATACGTGGGTCCTGCACCAGCCGCGCATGCCGCGCGCGGGCTATGTGGCGCGCGGCGGCATCTACCGCGCCATCGTCTGGCCGTTCGTCTACAAGGCCTATGCCATCGGCGACTTCGCCGAGTTCCTGGAGACCTTTGGGCTCCCATTCGTCATCGGCAAGTATGGCCGGGAAGCCACCGAAGAGGACAAAAGCCGCCTGCTCCAGGCGGTGGCCAGCCTCGCCCACGATGCGCGCGCCATCATGCCGCTGGAAATGCAGCTCGAAATCCAGCGCGTGGCCGCCAGCGGCAGCGACAGCCCGCATCTGGCCATGGTGCGCTGGGCGGACGAGGCAATCGCGCGCGCCATCCTCGGGCAGACGCTCTCCACCCTGGCCCGAAGCACCGGCCTCGGCTCCGGCGTGGCCGACATGCACGAGCGCGTGCGCGAGGACATCCGCGACGCCGACGCGCGTCAGGTGGCCGCCACCCTCACGCGCGACCTCATCGCGCCCTTTGCCGCGCTGAACTTTGGCATCCCGCCAGACCGCTGCCCGCGCCTGGTGTTCGATACCAGCGAGCCCGACGACATCGCCGCCTACGCCCAGGCCATCCCGGCGCTGGCGGCCGCCGGCGTGCGCATCCCCGAGCGCTGGGTGCGGCAGCGGCTGGGCATCCCCGACCCGGCCGATGACGAGCCGGTGCTGGGCGGCGCCGCGCCGCCTCCTGCGCCCGGCACCGAAGCCAATGCCGCGCAGCTTGTCGCCTGCAATGCGAGCACGGCGGACGATGCGGCCCCCGACCAGCAGGCCCTGGACGACGCGCTGGCGGCCATCCCGCAGGAGACCTTGATGCGCCAGGCATGGGAGGCGGCCAGCCCGGCCATGCGGCGCGCGCTGGCGGCAGGCGACTATCAGTCGGCGCTTGGGATGCTGGCAGAGCTTTACCCGGCCATGCCGGACGACGGCTTGCAGGACTTGCTCGCCCGCCTGCTGTTCGCCGCCCAGGTGTGGGGGGCGCTGTCGGCCGATGCGGAGCTTGCCGATGGACGAAGCTGATATCTCACAGGAGCGCATGGAACGCGAAGAGGCCCTGCGCCGCCGTCTGCGGCCCGCGCCGAGTCTGCCCTACTGCGGCCAGTGCTACTGGTGCGGTGAGACTCTGCCACCCCCACGCCGCTGGTGCGACGCCGAATGCCGCGACGACTGGGAGCTCGACCATGCCCGCCGCGCCTGACCGCGAAATCCTTGCCGTCTTGTTCGGCCGCGCGCCTGAAGACGCCATCCGGCACCTCGAGGCCAAGGGCCTGCGCATCACCTTCAACTGGCGGGAGATGCTGGATGAGGCGCACGCGCGCGCCTTCACCGTGGCAAAAGCCATGCGCGTGGACATCCTCCAGGACATCCGCCGCGCGCTGATCGACGCCATGCGCCAGGGCAAGACCTTCCGCGAATTCGCGCTCGAGCTCGAACCCGCGCTGCGCGCCAAGGGCTGGTGGGGCAAAGGGGTGCACGTCGATCCGGATACGCTGGAGGCGCGCCTGGTGCAGCTCGGCTCCTCACGGCGGTTGTGGACGATCTACCAGACCAACCTGCAATCGGCCTTCATGGCCGGGCGCTACAAGCGCCAGATGCAGGCCGACGCCTTCCCTTACCTGATGTATGTGGCGGTGATGGATGCGCGCACGCGCCCGTCGCACGCGGCGCTCAACGGCAAGGTCTATCGCAAAGACGACCCGGCGTGGGACGCCATTTACCCGCCCAACGGGTTCAACTGCCGATGCAGAACGCGCGCGCTCACCGAAGGGCAGCTCGCCCGCGAAGGCCGCCGCGTGGAGGCGGCCGAGACCGTCAGCCGCACGGTGGATGCCGGAACCGATCCGCTCACCGGCGAAATCTACCGCACCACCCAGACCGGCGTGCGGTATCGCGACCCCATCGACGGGCGCGACAAGATCATGTGGGTGGATGCGGGCTTCAACGCCAGCCCGCTGGCAAGCCACCTGATGGATGAGCTTTTCATGCGCAAGGCGCGCGCCGCCCTGGGCGATGCCGCCGCGCGGGCGGCCCTGGCCGAGATGCTCGCCAGCGCGCCGAGGCTGCGCGCTTGGGCGGCGTTCGTCGAGAATACGCTGGCCTATAAACTGACCCAGGGACAGACCGGCACGCTGGGCGTGCTGCCTGCCGGCTTCAAAGCGGAAAACCCCATCATCTGGCTGGAGGACAGGCTCATCGCCGGCAAGAAGGGCTTGCGGCATGTCGGCGCGGGCGACGCGCCGTCGCGGGACCAGTGGCTTGCCCTGCCAGAGCGGTTGAAGGAAGCGGTCTGGTATCGCGACACCCGCACTGCGAATGCGGTCGCGCTGCTGCCGGATGGCCTGGCCGTGATGGTTGATGCGGCGAGCGGTCGAGTAACGAGCGTTTACCGCGACACCGCCGCAGCCGACAAGATACGGCGCGGCATCTGGATCAGAATGACATGAAGGCAGGCGGCGCCCGGTTCGAACGGGACATCCAGGCCTCCCCCAGGGAGGATCGCCGCCGCCCAACGAAAGGATAGCACATGATCGAGATCGACATCGACGACCGCGAGGTGCGCGCGGCGCTCGCCGATCTGGCGCGCAAGCTTTCCGATCTCACCCCGGCCATGCACAACATCGCCCAGGCGCTGGAGTCGGAGACCGAGCGCCGCTTCGAGGTCGAAGGCCCCGGCTGGCCCGGACTTTCGCCCACGACCATCCGCCAGCGGGAAAAATCCGGCCACTGGCCGGGCAAGATGCTGCAAGTCAGCGGCGATCTGGCGCGCTCCATCGAATCGGAGGCCGGGCCGCGCCATGCGCTGGTGAGCGTCAACAAGCGCTACGCCGCCATCCACCAGTTCGGCGGCAAGGCCGGGCGCGGCCGAAACGTCACCATTCCGGCGCGGCCCTTTCTGCCCATCGATGCCGGCGGCGCGCTCACCGAGCCCGCGCGCGAGACCATCGGGGAGATCATCGCCAGGTATCTGGCCGGACGCTAAACCCCGCGCCTTGTCGCGCGCAATGCGGGCAGACTGTACGATGATGCCATGAGCAACGTTCGCATCACCTACGACGGCCCGGCGCTGGATGCGCATGCCATGGACGTGCGCGCTCTGGCCCCCGCGCTGCTGGCCTTTGGCGACCTATGCGAGCACGCGGCCCAGGCCCTGTACGGGGATGCGGTCCGCGTGCGCGTCGAGGTGCGGGCGAGCTTTCGCACCGGCAGCTTTGGCATCGACCTGTCCGTGTCGCAGCAACTGGCGCAGCAGATCATCCACTGGCTCTCCGGGGATGGCGCCACCGCCGCGGCCAACGCCAAGGCGCTGCTGGAGATCATCGGCATCGCCGGTGCGGCGGCGGGCGGCGGCCTCATTGGCGTCTTGCGCTGGCTCAAGGGGCGGCGGATCAAGCGCGTCGAAACCGATCCGCAGGGCCGCCGCATCATTGCCGAAGACGGCGACGCCATCGCCGTCGAAGAGCGCGTTCTTCTGCTGCTGCAACGGCGCAGCGTGCGCGAGAGCCTTCAGCGCGTGGTCGAACCCATCGAGCGCGAAGGCATCGAACGGGTGGCCTTTGGCGATGACGAGACCATCACAACGGTCATCGAGCGGCACGAAGCGGGCTGGTTTAGCGTCCCGCACATCGAAGACGTGATGATTCTCGATGAAACGCGCGTCATCAATTTTTCCATCGTCAGCCTGTCTTTCCGCGAAGACAACAAGTGGCGGCTGTTCGACGGACAGGCGATCATTTACGCCACACTGGCCGATCAAGCCTTCCTCGAGCGCGTCAGCCGCAACCAGGCGCGCTTCGCCAAGGGCGATATCCTGAAAGCGCAAACGCGCGTGATCCAGTGGCAGACAGCGGACGGCCTGCGCACCGAATACACGATCCTGCGCGTGCTGGAGCACCGCATGGGCGCAGAGCAAATCGGCCTGCCACTGGATGAATAGTCAAAACAAACACCCCTGCGGCGCATCCTCCGTCTGCGGCGACCCCAGGATCGCCCACACCCGCCGCTCGGAGAGCCGAAAACGCCGCGCGATGTCCTGCACCCGCTCGCCGCGATCGCAGGCGGCCCGGATCTGCGCATCGCGGATGCGCCGCAGTTCGCCGCAGAGCATGGGAATGTACAGCCGCGTGCCGCCGGCGTAACGCGCCAGCGCCTCCTGCGCCGCCAGCGGTAGATCCAGCAACGGCCCGTCCATCGGCACCTTGGCCGGGATATACAGATCCAGGCCGCCGGCCACCTGCGCCAGCGTCAAGAGCGCCTCGCGCCCGATCAGGCGCTCCAGATCATGCGCGGCCATCGCTCGATCCGATCCGGTACTCGAAGCGCCCGCGCCCAACCCGGCGGCAGGCCACCGGAATCCCGTTGGCGCGCAGCTCCGCCACGCAAGAGTTGACGGCGCACACGCCAGCGCCCACCACGATGTCGAGCGTGGAGTACCAACGCCCGTCAGAGAGCAGCTCCAGCACCCGCTGCAAGCGCGGCGAGCGCTCTAGCCGCGCGGCGTGAATACTTGCCATGTCGCACCTCCAAAGCGCTTCGGCCACAGCGCGTCAGGTGCCCTCCGGATAGGGATTTGCGCGCCACCCGCACAGTGCAGATGTCGCGCAAATCCTTATTATGATACAAGTTTTTGACGCGCTTGTTGCAGCATCGCGCGGATGCGCGCGCGCTCCTGCGGCGTCGGCGGCGGCGGATTGAGCCGCGGCGGCTCGGGGCGCGGTGGCAGATGCTCCCACAGCTGCGCGGGCGCCGGCCAGCGCGTGGCGTGCGCGGCCAGCGACCGAAACGCCTGCCGGATGCGCGGCGCATCGGTCTGCCGCTCCCAGCGCCCGCGCACCAGCAGCGCCTCGGCCCAGGCCAGCGCCACCGCTTCCACCGCATCCGCCGGCGGGCAGCCTTCCAGCCGCAGCACCACCAGGCGTTTCAGCCCATCGGAGACTTCGGCCACCAGCCAGCCCGGCACCGCCTCAGCCATCGCTTTCTCCGTCTTCTGCCGCCAGCGCCCGGCGCTTGAGCGCCTCCAGCCGCATGACGCCATCCACCGTAGCCGACGGCCGCGCCACCGGCTGCGGCGCCAGCCGCGCCGGCTCGCCCCGCCCCAGCACCTCCACCGCCGCCACCGCCGGCGTGCCATCCAGCACCTTTTTCAGGTACCCGTGCCCGGACAGCGGCCGAATGTCGCCTCCATCGCGCTTGGCGCGCAGCTGCTCCACCGTTTGCGACAGCGCCGCGGCCAGCCGCAGCGGCTCAGCCTCCAGCG